GCAAGGACGTGAAAAGCGACCGCGCCGCAATCGACATGTTCGGGATCGCCCATCACCGGCGTCAACTGGAAATGAACGCCCGCGCCCTCCGGCTTCGCCTGGAGCGTGATGTGATCAAGGGCAGCCCCACCGAAAGCGGCGGGCGCAACATGCGCGGCTTGGAAAGCCTGATCACTTCTGGCTCCAGCCAGCTGATCAACAACCACGCCACTGCCGGCCCCCTCTCCCGCGCCAAGCTCGATGAGCTGATCGATGCGGTGGACGTTCCGCCTGACCAGAAGATCCTGATTGTCGGCCGCAAAATGGGCCGCATGCTCAAGGCTGCCGCCAGTAATCCGAGCTTCGCTGGAAATGTTGATTTTCAGCTTAATCAGTTCGGAAAGCAGGCGACCTATTACAACGACGTGCAGATCGTCCGCACGGACGTGGACGAGGCCAACGAACCCATCCAAGGGTTCACGGAAGCCAACAGCACCGGCAGCATCTATTGCGTTGCATTCGGTGAGGGCCTGGTGACCGGCATCCAAGGCTTTGTTGAGGTGCCCAGCGGTGGCCGCCAGGAAGGCCTGGCCGTTTATGACATCGGCGAGATGCACCAGACCCCGCACGTGCTCACCCGAATCGCCTGGTACATCAACCTGGTGATGGAGAACAAGCGTGCTGCGGCTCGTCTGAACAACATCACCGACGCCACTCCTGTCGCCTGATAGTCAGGCCAATTCCGTCCCATTCATCCCCTGATTTATCATGCCTCAAGCAACTGGTCTCGCCCCTGTACGGGGCTACCTGGTCGACCGTGATGCCGTTCTGTTTGGCGCCATCCGCGCCGGCGACAATCAAGCCGCTGGCAGCCGCGATGGGTCCGCCCGGATCCTGTCCAACAGCCTGAACCTGGCGGACGTGTTCAAGGTGGTGGCCAACGGTGGTGCTTCCAATGCCTCCGGTGGTTACTTCATCGAGGTGGCCCACGTCGCCCGCGGTGCTGCCGTCGGTGCCGCCAACCCTGCCGCCTACGTCCGCCTCGGGAGCATCAGCTTCCTCGGTACGACCCCGGTTGAGTTCGCGCTGTCCGGCGCCACCATCGACGCCCTGGTCCGCGCCAACGCCTCCCCGGCAATCACCGGTGATGTGCGTGTGGTGGCCCTACGGCTCGTGGCTGGTACCGGCGTGGGCCTCAACGGCCTGGCGGTGCCCACCAACGTGAGTGCAGCCAGCATCCACTATCAGCCGTTCTGATCGGCTGCAGCGTGGCGGGAGGGGCTGGTTCGCCGGCCCTGCCCGCCTTCTCTACGTCTGCATGTTCCCCCTGCTTTCGAGCGATGACTGAGCCCCTCAACCCGCCCCTGCAAGTCTTTTCCTTTGGGATGGCCGCGCCTGATCTGAAGCTGGTCGGCCAGTCGGAACCCGAGGCGCCTGCTACCACCGAGCCCCCTACTGAGGCGCCGCTGCCGGTGGTGATCACCCCTATGGATGAACCCGTGGCGCCAGTCGAACCTGAGCCCGAGGTTGAGGTTCAGAGCGGCGTGGCGAAGGCACCGAGGCCGCGGCGGGAAAACTCCAAGCAGTAAGGCGATCAAGCGGTGGCGTGGGTTGAGGGCCGAACCTGGGAGCTGGAGCAGGGCCGGGACAACCCCCTCTCGTTCCGCTTGTGGGAAGACACCGCGAGGACCAAGCCATGGGTTTTCACTGGCTACGACGTGAACGCGACGATCAGTGACGCCAGCGGCCGGAATATCTACCCGGTGACGGTCGAGGCTGATGCCGCGCTGGGCACGGTGCGGCTGATCGCATTGGAGGCCACGGTGGCGCAGCTGCGACCCGGTAAGGCATACCGCTACGACTGCCTGATGGTGGCGCCGGGGGCGTCATTGGCTGACGACCCCTTCTTGACAGCAGGCCCCGCCAGCGTCGCCATTCGCTCAACCCGGAGAGACCCATGACTTGCCCTGCCGTCATTGAGGTCGTAACTCCTGGCCCTGCGGGGCCCACTGGCCCGGCTGGTGCCAATGGAGCGACGGGGGCGACCGGCCCTGCTGGCCCCCAGGGCGACCCAGGGCCCGCGGGTGCGGACGGTGCGCCAGGCCCTGCTGGTCCGAGCGGCCCGACTGGCCCGGCGGGTCCGCAAGGTCCGCAAGGTCCGCAAGGTCCGCAAGGGCTGAAGGGCGACACCGGCGCGACCGGAGCACAGGGCCCAGCCGGCCCCACTGGCCCCACTGGCCCCACCGGCCCCACTGGCGCAGCCGGCAGCAGCGCATACCAGGTGGCCGTGGCCGGCGGGTTCGTCGGCACGGAGGCGCAATGGCTGGCGTCGCTGGTGGGCCCCCAAGGTCCGCAAGGCACGCAAGGCCCGCAGGGTCCCGCCGGCGCAACAGGGCCTCAGGGCCCTGCCGGCCCGAAGGGGGACACCGGGGACACGGGGCCACAGGGGGCGGCCGGCCCGCAAGGCGCCACCGGTCCACAGGGCGCCACAGGCCCGGCAGGCGTGGTTGCCGCCACCGCACCCCTGGCCTACGACGCGCCGACTCAGACGGTGAGCCTGCCGAGCATTGGTGACGGCCTGGTTTTGGTGATCAGCAACAAGGGCGAGACTGCGACCGCTGGCACCAACTACGCCGAGGTGCCGGTGCCGGTGCCGTCTGGATCGTTCACCCTGACGGCAGTGAGGTTCGGCAGCCACATCGACAACACCGGCAGCAGCTCCAGCACGTTCAACGCCTACAAGCGCACAGCCGCCGGCACGAAGACTTCAGTGCTGACCGGCAACGCCACGCTGGTGGCCAGCGCCAGCCTGGTAGATGTCAGCGGCACGATCACTGGCGGCACGTTCTCCGCTGGTGATCGGATCGGCGTCGATCTACTGGGCGTCGGCACTGGCGCCCAGGGCCTCTTTGCTCAATTCATCTTCACCCGCTCCCCTGTCTGACCATGACCGACACCATTAAGACCAACCCCGACACCGGCGTGCGCTACTACGACGAGCCGGGCGCTCGCGAAGGGCAGAGCGTGGATCTGTTCGTCCCTGTAAGGGGCGAAGAGGCGACCAATCCGGGCGGCGCGCGCTGGCCCAACTTGTTTGGCTTGCCCTACGACGGCACCCAGATTCGGTTCTACTTGAAGGGCCAGCCTCAGGTCAGGGAGTACGACCCGGCAATCTTCTTTGAAGAGGCCCGCTGGGGCCCTGTGGACTACCCCAACCCAAAGCTTGGGGGTCCAATTGGGACGTGGGAGGAAACGCTGGAGGTGAAGCGCCGGCCCGTGGAGGAACTGCTGAACCAGGTGGAGGCCGCTCGGCTGCAGGCCAACGCCCGGCTGTATCCCTCGAACGAGGATCCGATGCTGGCCGTGCTGCTGGCAGAGGCCATCAGGCGCGACCAGGAGGGCACGGCAACCGCCACCATGGTAGATCTGCTGCAGCGGCATCAGTCGCTGGTTGCAGCCGGCTACGCCAACATCGAGCGCGCTGCTGAGCTGAAGGCTCAGATCGAAGCAGGCCAGCCATTCGACCTGTCTGCGGGCTGGGTCAATGAGCTATCGGCATGAGTGGCGCAGGGGGCCCTATGTGGGAGGCAATCGGATGCTGATCGTTCAGAGGCGGAGGGTGCAGCAAATACTGTGGACACCCTCGCAAATCGCTACTGCAATATGGCTAGATGCTTCTGATTCCAGCAGTGTTGTCACGGTCAGCGGCGCCGTAAGTCAGTGGAACGATAAAAGCGGCAACAATAGAAACGCGACGCAAGGCACATCCGCACGGCAGCCTGTTTATACATCTGCCAGATTAAACGGCCTGAACGTCATTACTTTTGATGGCGCCGACGATTTCATGGATATTACGACAACGCTTTTCCAAGTAGCGCTTGGTGAGTTTCAACTGCACTGGGTGTTTGCGCGCCTTGGGGCTGGAACTGGATCCGGAGGCTACGGGCCGACAATATCGACAATCATCGGGACGAATGACGACGGTGCTCTGCACTATGTGAAAAACACCGGCAGCATTGGGGCTAGTTACCCATTCGTCAGGAATGCTGGATGGGGCAATTACGACCTGGCCTCTGGAACACAATACGTCAACAACCAAGCCAACATCATGTCCTTTACTGCAGGGAGTACAGCGTGGCAGGTCACGAGAAACGGAGCGCTTGAGGGGGGGGCAAACAGAGGCAGCGGGTTGTCTTCAGGTATTACGGGTTTACGACTGGCCCAGCAGACAGCCCCTCTTAGAACGTCGAATATCTACCTTGCCGAAATAGCAATGATCCTCAGTGGCTCAGTGTCAACTCGACAGTTGGTGGAGGGCTATTTGGCTCACAAGTGGGGGCAGGTTTCTGGCTTGCCCAGTAACCATCCCTACAAGACGGCACCTCCCTACGTCTGATGCCCTCCCGCCGCACCCTCCTTCGCAACTCCTTCGTCGCACGCCTTCAGGCCGCGGCGCCATCGCTGGAGGGCCGGGCCTACTCCGGCCGGCTCATGCCACTGGAGGAGGATGCCCTGCCGGCGGCGATCGTTCACACCCGCGATGCGGAGAAGGTGATCAACCGATCCGTCTCCGGCTGGAACGGCTACGAGCGTCGCCGCTGCATCGTCTCCATCGTCCTCGTGGTGCAGGAGCCACCGGCGGCGCAGGACGAAGATGGAGTCCTCGACACCGCTGACCTCGCGGCGATCATCGGCAAGGCATCCGACTGTCACCTGCCGGCGGAGTTCCTGGCGGCCCTGCAGCCGAGCCTGGTGCCATGAGTGACACCGACCCGAACGCCAACAAAGGGGGTCTGGAATACCAGGTGGGGATGCTGGCCGGCCAAGTGAGCAGCATCCTCACGTCCATCAATTTGTGGCAGCAGGGCAACCAGGCCCGGGATCAGCGCGTGGAAACGCTGGAGCGAAGGCTGAACACCATTGAGGGGCAACTGGCCACGAAGGACGACCTGAAGGGCGTCTCCGACGAGCTGGGGCGTTTGGCGACAGCGGTGGCCGAGGGGCGCGGGAAGGATCGGGCCCTTGGGGGTGCCAGCACCCAGCTCGCCACCTGGGCTGCCGTCATCGTCGCCCTGCTGGCCCTCGTGAACAGCTACCGGAACACGCGGGAGATCCTGCACCAGGAGCGGCGCACACCGCCTCCGCCGGTGATCCAGCAGTTCCGGTAGGCCTATTCCGCCGCGGCGCCGGCCCCGAACTGCAGCTGCGCCAATCGGTAGGCAGCCAGGATCTGCTCCGCGAAGGGCACCAAGCTCTCGCGTGGGGTGCCGGCCCAGCCGACCAGGGCGAAGCTGGCGCCCATCACCTCGAACTTCGCGGGGCCGATCTGGCGCAACGGCAGACCCATAACCCCGTGCAGCATCCCGGAGGCCTTGAACATGGTCCCGGCTGGCAGCAGATCAAATTGCCGGCCCTGCACCACCATCCGCTCGCCGATGCCAAAGCTGGCCAGTGGCCCCCAGGCGATCGTGATGGCCATGGGTGGTCACGGTGGGCGGCTGCCTTGAGTTTTCCGCTGGAAAGCTCAGGGAAAGGCCTGTGCGAGGCGATGATGCAGCGATTGGCCGGTGCTGGGATTGTGGCCGCTGCGGTGGTGGTGGGCCTGAACGCAGCGATCGGGTTTCTCTACGTGCGCGAATGCCGGCGCGAGGGCAACAAGGTCGCGGAATGCTGGGATCGAGGCCTGGCGATCAGCGGGCTCGGGTCCGGCGGGCCGCTGGCGGCGGCAATCGGGATCGGCGGGTATGCGCTGGGCGACCGCAACGGCTTCGGCCGCGGCTTCAACACCTGGAACCCCGCCCTGCGCAAGCCGGAGGACGGGCATGAGGGCCCCGTGGATGGCGCTCAGTCATGACTGACGCCCACCTGAGCATCGACGTGGCCATCGGCTGGCTACTGGCCCGTGCCGCTTGGGCTGCGATCGAGCAGGGCATCCTCCGCCCGTTTGCAGCCGCCTTCGGCCGACGGGCCTACCACCGCGCCGATGCCCTCACCGGCGACCGCCTCCCCAACCTTCCGCCTGCACCATGACGAACAACGCTCCGATCACCTTCCGGCAGCTCTTCACCTTCTACCGGGGCCTGCCGCATCAGCTCGCCGCGATCGAGGAGCTTGAACAGGCCTTCCAGCAACCTGGGGCCACCTATGCCTCGGTGATGAACCGCAGCCGCGACTGGTTCCACACCTGGAGCCAGGACGGCAAGCAGCCGGAGCCCGTCAAGCCCAAGGTTCCCGCCTCGCTGCGGCTGACCGTGCCCTACTTCCGGCAACTGGACAGCGCCACCGATCAGGGGCGCCGGATGTGCTTCTCCAGCTCGTGCGCCATGTTGCTGGCCACCGTCCGGCCGGGCTTGATCCATGGGCCCAACGCCGATGACCAGTATCTGGCGCGGGTGCGCATGTACGGCGACACCACCAGCCACCTGGCGCAGTTGCGGGCCTTGGAATCCTTCGGGGTCAAGGCCGAGTACACCCAGCGGGCGGACTTCGCGGCGATCGAGCGATCGATACACCGCGGCGTGCCGGTGCCCGTGGGCTACCTGCACCGCGGACCCGTCACCAAGCCGGCCGGTGGGGGCCATCGTGATCGGCTACGACCAGGAGGCGCTGATCCTGCACGACCCCTTGGGCGAGGCGGACATGGTGAGCGGTGAGACGCTCGGGCGGACTGGCGAGGGGGTCCGGTACTCGCGGGCGAACTTCGGCCGCCGGTGGATGGTCGAGGGGGCTGGCACCGGGTGGGCGATCATCGCCCGCTGAGGTAGGATCACGAGGTTCTGACGGTCGAGCCGGCACTCTCAACCTCAGAGCGCAGCGCCCCCAGGTTTCGGCCTGGGGGCTTTTGCTGTCTGGGGTCATTGCAGATTGTGAACTGGCTGCCCTGATGCCCCCACTACCCTCCGCCACGGGTTACAGTGCGTGCATCGGAGGCGAGAGCTTCCACCGCATCCCACCCATGACACTCGCCACCGTCCGCAAGCTCCAAGCCGCTGAGCGCGCCGCCAAAGACGCCTTCTACGCTTCCACTGGTGCCGCCGGTTCCAAGATGACCGCCAAGCAGGTCAAGCTTCAAGCCGCCATGATCGCCGCCACCAAGGCCCGCCAAGCCGCCATGACCGAATACGCAGCCAGCCTCGCCTGATGGCTCGCCAAACCTCCGCTGAAAAGGTGGCCCGCTTCCGGCAACGGCAAGCGAGCCTTTTACCTGTGCTGCCGCTGTGCAGCTGTGGTCGTCAAATCCGATCCGCCGTGACGGGTGAACTGTGCTCCCGTTGCTGGAAGCGATCGTCGGCAGGACTTGCCGCTGATGCCAAACGCAAGCGCTCCAGCTCCAGCACGCGGGCCAGGGGGATCATGGCAACCTGAGGGACCACGGCATTGCCCAACGCCTTCAGGCGGTCCACCCGACCGGAAAGCCCATCATCTCCTCGACGAAGGACGGGTTCAGATGCAAACCCGCGCCAGTTGGGATCAAGTCGGCAAGGCGCTGCGGGCCATTGCGCCCGGCCGCTTCCCAGTTCGTTCGACCCTTCCAGTCGCTGGCGCATGAAGTGAGCAGCTGATCCCGCAGCACCGTCGCCAGCTCCCGGCCCTTCGGGTCTGGCCTGGCTCGCGCCTTGTCTCGCCCCCCTCTCCCCGTCGCTCGCCTTGGGCGTAGGCAACGCACCACCACCGGTCCCGCTGATGGCAGGCACCCACAGCCGCTGCCGGTATGCACGCCCATTCGCAGTCGTACCCTGCCTCGGCCAGTGCTCCGAGAACGGAGTCCATTCCTCGGTGAGTGATCGCTGCGACGTTTTCCATGACGATGTAGCGGGGTCCCACCATGCGAACGACTCGGAGCAGTTCGTAGAACAGCCCTGATCGGCTGCCAGCCAGGCCGGCACCCTTTCCGGCTTGGCTGATGTCTTGACAGGGGAAGCCACCGCAAACAATGTCAGCTGATCCGGGCTCGGGTTCATAGGTGCAGATGTCATCGTGAATGGGAACAGTGGGCCAATGCTTGTGCAGGATCCGCTGGCAGTACGGCTCGCGCTCCACAAACTGCACGGTTTCAATGCCACCAAGCCAGCGGGCGGCAAGCGAAAACCCGCCGATTCCGCTGAACGTGTCAATCATGCGCAGGGTCATGGCCGGTCCACGGCTTGCCGATCCCGCTTCCTCGCCCTGCTCGCCGCCGTCTGCAGCCGCTGCCATTCGCGGCCGGCGTCGGTCTTGCGCCAGCAGCGGTGGCACAGGGGCGCATGGGCGCCGATGGCGAGGCGGGAGCAGCTGCAGACCGCCACGAGGCGGGCAGGGGGCGCGTCAGCCACGGAGGCGCTCAGCGGCGCGGGCCTCCCACTGCGCGGCGTAGTCCTCCACCAGCTGCAGCAGGCGGAACATCTCCCGCCGGTCGGCTTGGGCTTGCTGAAAGGCCTCGGGGCCCTGGGGGTAGAAGTCGCGGGCGTTGCAGGTGGCGTCCGCAAGGGCGTCAGCGGTGGCCTTGGCTGACAGGCGGACAGCGCGGTACTGCTCCCGGAGCGACTTGGCGCCGGTGCCGTTCATGTGGATGGTGGGCAGGGCGATGGGCTGGGTCATGGCTCACCCCTCCACCCGAACCACCCGCAGCGGGGCGCCGCAGGTGATGTCAGCCTGGCGCATCAGGTTCATTGCGTCGGCGAAGCTGAGGCCTTGGGGCCGGTTGAAGGTGAACCGCGGGAGCCTGGTGTTGGTGTCCAGCTTGACCCACGCTTGGGCGAGGCCTTTGCCTTCATCAATCAATCCAGCGACTTTGATGACGTAGAGGGTGGGCATGGTGGGGCGGGTGAAGGGGTGGTGCCGGGGTGCGCCCCGGCGGGCGGTGGTCAGGCAGCGAAAGCGCCATCCCTGACCATGGACTTCCAGAGCTTGCGGGCCTCGTCGCGGGTCATCTCAAAGCAGCCGGTTACCCGCAGGCTGCCGGGCTTGATTCCGCCGCGGCGAAACACGGGCTGAGGAGCGCGGCGGATCATCGTCACGGAATCGGCGGCGGGGCGGAACTCAAAGGTCTGGCAGCCGTCGGAAAGGGTGTGGGCCATGGTTGAACTTGCTGGTTGGATCGCCGGACCTTTCGCCCGACTCCCACACTGTAAGCCCCAGGAGGCTTACCCGCCATCTCCCTGTTCACGTTCTGTCACATGCCCTGTCAGTCGCTCAGCCACGAACCGCAGCCGGCTCCCTGCTGCCGCCATGCGCCGGTTGGCCTCCGCCACCTCTGCCGCCGTGGCCTGCACGCGGTGCCGCAGCAGGCCGGTGTCGCGGTGGAGCAGCACGTAGCCCTCCACCTCCTCTCCCCTCACGCCGGGGCGTCAGCTGGGCCCCTCGGGGCTCGATCCAGGATCCGCCGGGCCGCCACGAACGGCAGCAGGTCCGCTTGGGCCATGTGCACCACCATCCGCCTGGCCACCGCTCGGCAATCGGCGCAGGGCAGCCGGCGCACCCCCAAGCGCTGGCAGTCGGCCGTGCAGGCCTTCCAGGCGAGGGTCTCAATGTCGGGGGCGTCAGGCATCGGCGGGAACCCCAAGCACGCTCAGGAAGCCGTCGCGGCAGGTGACGATCACTCGATCGCATCCCGTCGAGGCCTTGAAGCTGTCGGATGCCGGGTAGCGGTACGCCCACGGATCCTGCCTGGATTCAATCAGAAGCCGAACCTCTGACGCGGCCTGGGGGCTCGTGGCATAACTGATCAGCTCAAGATTTTCCTCTCGCTTACGCTCAAGAAATGACTGAGTTTCGGCAAGGCGCCCGTCCCACTCAGCCTTGCTGATGGACACCCTTAATTGCGTCAGCTCCTTTTTGTAAAACTCTCCGTCGGGGTGATAGCTGAATCCGGCGAATAGCCTCCGCTCAAACCGCTTGAGTTTTCTGCGTTGTGCTCGTCCCATGGTGTTTCGGTTACTGGTGGATGTGGCGTCAGGCATCAATCGGCTCCTCGCGGTCGGGGAGGAGCGGGTGCTGGGTCCACTGTGGGTCCCGGGGGTGCCGATGCCATGCCGTGCCATCGGTGGCGAGCGCATCAATCAGCCCCATGCCATCCGGCGCCCACGTCCGCACCGGTGGCGCCGCGAACAACCGCGGCACCTTGGGGTAGGTAACAGGTTCGAGTAGTTCGGCTCGTTTGATGAGGTGGCTGGTTGTGCAAGTGAAACAGTCGGCGGCGTCTTGACATGTGATGGTCACGTACTTTCCTCTCCGGGTTCTCCAGACTTGTCCGACTTGAGGTTTTTCGGGGTGCGGCTCAGGCTCGGGTTCGGGGTCTGGTTGCGGCTCTGGGGTGGCGGGGGGCTGCCACGTGTCCGTGCGCTTCCACGGCACACCGGGGCCGACATGGGCGGCGGCCACAAGGGCGTTTTTCTTGCAAACGCTTGATTCGCGCCCATCCGGAAAGCGCTGCATGCACACCTCCCCATTCCAGTCCTCATCCTCCTTCGTCGGCTGCCGTTCCGTAATCCATTCATCCGTCATGACAATTCCTCGTTGGTTTGTGTTTTCAATTCATCCCGCAGTAGGCGGGCCGTGATCCGATAGGCCGGCGACAGCCAGGGCTCGTTCTCCTGCCGCTCCAGCCATTCCGCCATCGCGGTGACAGCCTGCACGGGGTCGGCATCAGGGCACTGGGCCGCCAGCCATGGCAGCAGGGCATCGCTCAGGGCCCTTCGCCCTCCCGTCGATCCAGCTCACGCCGCAGCAGGGCCTGGCCAAAGGGGCTGACGAACAGCCTCAACTGCGCGGTGGTCAACCAGTGGATGCTGCTCTGGGCGCCCAGCTGCTTCCAGCACGTCACGGCGCCGAGCACCTTGCGGGCCATCCGCCTGATCATCGCGCCACCTCCAGCAGGCCTTCCAGCCTGTCGATGACGCGCTGAGCGTTCTGGTACCAGTACCCGGGCAGCTGCAACGGCCGGGCCTCCTCGGGGTAGGCGGGCCACCAGTTCGCGGCCTCGGCGGCCACGATGGCATCCAGGGCCCGGCGGATGAGCTTGCGGCTCACCTCCACCTGCTCGTTCTCCAGCAGCAGGCGCTGGATGAAGTGCGGCGGCGTTTTCTCAATGGCGATCCACTCGAAGCGGATCTCCCGGCCGATCAAAGCGCCATCGGGCAGCCCCAGGTAGGCCTCCAGCTGCGCCCGGCAGTGGAACACCGCATCGGTGTAGACGGTGGCCGCCACCGGGTACCAGAGGTTCCCCGCGGATCGCTCAAAGGCTGCCCCGGCCGCCAGCGCGGTCTTGAAGTCGCCGATCCAGATGTGGTCGTCAAAGATGCGCAGGGCATCCAGGCGGGTCTTGATCGGGGCCTTCGTGATCGGATCCAGGTGCACGAGGGTCAGCTCGTTCAGATGCCGATGCTCGGGCCCGAACATGGGCCCCAGGACGCGGTGCCGATCAATCGCGGCATTCCACGCGCTGGCCTCCTCGTGCCAACTGGCGGGCACCACCTTCGCGCCGGCGGGCACCGTGGCCTCCCACTCAACCCAGGCGGCCTCGCGAGCCGTGGCGTCCACCCAGGCGTCGTGGGTCTTCGTGCCAGGCTTGGCGGTGGGCGGCTGCAGCTGCTTCTCGGCGGGCCGGTTGGGCAGGTGCTCGGGCTGCACCACGTAGCGCTCGGCGTAGAGCTCCGGTTCCAGGAGCTGGGTGTGGAGCATGTTGCCCTTGATGAACTCCTCCTTGTCCGCCTGGGGCTCGCGGTCGGGGCGGATGAACTCCCACCAGGCGTGGCCCAGCGTGCGGTCAAGCACCTTCTTGATCAGGCTGCTGTTCCAGCCCTTCATCGCGTCGTAGGCCTCGCGGGGCAGGTTGGCGTAGACCGCCGGCCCGGTGATCACCGGCACGGCAGGGGCGGCGCCACCTTCCATGGTGATGCGGGTTTCGGCCATGGGCTTCATGGCCTCCAGAAGGTCGCTCATCGGAGGTCGTACATCAGGTGGGGCAGCACGTCGGCCGGGGGCGTTTCGAGCCACACACGGCGGCCGTTGATAATCATGAAGCGGCGGTCGCCACTGTTGACGCGATATGGGGGCCGCGGCGGTGGGGGCGCCACCGGCGGACGGGGAGGGGCTTGGACCATGGAAAAACGGTGTTGCTGGTTGGGTTTGCCGGTATCGCCCGGCGTGAGGCCATCTTAACCTATTGCCCGCGTTCGCCGCGTAAAGCATCAACAAAAAGCAATCGAATCAGCTCCAGCCGGGCCGACAGGGACAGCACCGGCCGCCCCCATCGGAGGATGCGCCAGGCACGGCCGGGCAGGAGGCTCAGGTCTCGGAAGGTGGGGTTCATGAGGGCAAAACGTAGATGGTGATCAGGGCGCCGGGGCGCTCGGCGCTGTCGCAGTAGCGTTTGATGCAGGGGCACGCCACGATCCTGCTGTCGTCGTGCAGAAGGACCCCCGTCAGCGCGTCCTCAGTGGATCTCTGCAATTTCGAGCCGTCGGGCTTGACGCTGTGGAACCGCGGGGCGCGGGCCTTCAGTAACCCGCGGGCGCCGTAGTGGCCCTTGGGCCGGAGGAACAGGAACTCGGACGCCATCACGCACGGGGCGGTGATCAGCGGGCGGCTGCCCATCACCTCCAGCGCGGCGCTGGCCACCAGCTCCCGCCATGGCTTGACCCGCTTGCAGCTCTCGATCATCAGGGCCCGGCCCTGCCGATCGGTGCCCACCGGCCGCTTGCTGCCCTGTGGCGCCGGCGCCATCCCGATCACCTGCAGATGGATGATCTCCACCGCTTCGGCGGTCAGCTGCGCCAGGCTTTGGATCAGGTTGCTGTTCATCGCTCAAGGGCGCACCGCGGCAGTCTGCCGGCAATCGCGGCCGCCGGCCAGCCAGCAGGCCTCCACCTGCAGCGCAGGGGCCGCTGAGGGGGTCACGGCACGTTGCCCGCGATGGATCAGGCCACCGGGCAGCCAGGCAACACAAAGCGCGGCCACGAGGCCGACGTGGAAGGGGATCATGGGATCTGTCGGAAGGGTTCGCCCGGGCCACTTGCTGGCCTTGGCTCCCGCACCATAGCGACGGGCGGCGGATCCGCAAGTGACGCTCAGCGGCACCCCCGAAGGCGTAGGCTGCCGGCCGGCCATGGCTCAGCGGCGCCCAGCATGTCACCTCACTGCTTCAGCCCATGAAGGCAAACCTTGTCGAGCGGATCACCACCAGCACCGAATCCGCCAGGGCGCTCGCGTTACAGCTCAGGGCCGAGGGCAGCAGCATCAGCCGCGACACCATCGCCTACGTGCGGAAAAACGGGAGCCTCCCTGCTGCCAAGCAGCGCCGCTACGACGCGCCCACCATCGCCCGGATTCACGCGAGCATCGCCTCCAATCGCGCCATGGCCGCCCAGCTGCAGGGCGAGGGCATCAGCATCACGACGGAAACGGTCCGGCAGATACGGGCGGGCCTGATGTACGCAGACATGGTGCCCAAAAAGGAGGCGACCACCGGCAGCAGCTGTGATCGCTGTCGCCACTGGCGCGGTGTGGATGCGATCGAGCCATGCGACCTTGGCCACCGTGATCCGATCGACGAAGGGCTGGGGTTCGCGCGATTCTGCGCCACCTACGGAAAAGCCCCGGGTTGACCGGGGCGGGACTCTTGCACGGCTTCACGTCACCATCCGGGTCTGCTCCTGCGGCTCCGGGGCCACCGGCTCAGGCGCCGCTGCGGGGGGCTCCAGCAGGCCCCACCACGACAGCCACCGATCCAGCAGGGCGGAGGCCTTCCCCCGCTGTATCCCCATCGCCGCGCGGATCTCCGCTGCGGTCGACACCATCCGGCTGCAGCGGTTGGCGTGCAGGACGAACGCCGTCACGCCCAGGTCTTTGTAGTCCACAGCCTGGACACTGCAGCCGCCAGCCACGAACCGCCGGGGGCGGCCATCGCGTGGGGGGTCCGGTAGGTCCATCGCCTCCCACAGCTCCAGCAGCTGGGGAGTAACGGTGAGGCCGGCGACGCGGCGCCAGTCGGGGTCAGCCATTGGTGGGGGCCTCCGCGTAGGTGATGGCGTTGTCGATGCTGTCGGCGATGGCGATGATCTCGCGTTCGACGTGGCGGCGATCGAGCATGGCCGGGCCGTGCAACCTGCGATCCACGCCCGCCCGGGCAAGCAGGCGGGCTAGCTCCCGCAGTGCCTCCGTCAGCCCCTCGCTGGGGCCAACGGCGAACACCATGCCGCTTTCCGTTCCATCCTTGAACGCAGCCCACACGGCGGCGGCTTCGGGGGTCAGGGGGGTTGATTCAGCCATTGGCGGGGCCCTCCAGCTCGTCGGCGATGGCGAGGAGTTCTTCGCGCACGCACAGGCGTTCGTAAAACCTTTCCATCAGCTCGGCGGTGACGAAACGGGATGGGTCGCTCCACTCTGGGCCGGGCTCCTCCGGTAGCACCAGGTCCACCGCGGCGCGGATCGCGGCGGCATCACCGGCGCGGCTGACGCATAGGTGGCAGCCGTTCCATCCTTCGTCGCTGGGGTGACACGGCGGGTCGTTGACTGTGCTCCACTGATCCCGGCAGCGGGCGCGCGCGGCGGCATCTGCCACCGCCTGGGCCTGTTCTTGCGGGGTCATTTGGGGTCTCCGGGGGTGGTGGTGGATTGCTGTTTGGCTTGCCATAGCGCGGAGTAACAATTTCGTTCGGCTTTAAGACAATTCAGATCCGCGTCAAGATCTCGAAAATCCAAGTCACATCGACTGCGCTGCATAGTCCATCCTCGTATTGCCATAAACCGAAGAAATACGTCGATCACGTAGCAATGGCCTGTTATCCAGTCGGGTTGCTTGATTGGGGCATTGGGATCGCCCGGCATAGTGACGTGCATTGCCTTAAAAACTTCTTTGGCGTCGTGAAAGTCGCGCAATGGTCGCGGCAGGTGGCCACCACGATGGAGCCACTTGCTGAGTTTCGTTGCCATGCTCACACCCTCGCCAACGTAACCCGCTCAGGCTGGTCCTGATATTTCCCCTGGCGCTGCTCGTATGTCACATCGCACGGGTCACCCTCGAAGAACAGCAGCTGGCAGATGCCCTCGTTGGCGTAGATGCGGCAATCGGCACCGCTGGAGTTGCTGAACTCCAACGTGAGGTGGCCTTCCCAGCCGGCCTCCACGGGGGTCATGTTGCAGATAATCCCGAGGCGGGCGTAGGTGCTCTTGCCGATGCACAGGCCCGTGATGTTGGGCGGCATGGCGATCCTTTCCAGCGCCACCCCCAGGCCGTAGGTGTGGGCGGGGAGGATGAAGAAGTCGCCATCTTCGTCCGCGTGCAGCTTTGCGGGCTCCAGGTTCGCCGGGTTGAACCGCTTCGGGTTCATCACCGTGCCGGGGACGTGGCGGAAGATCAGAAACTCCTTGGGCGACAGGCGCAGGTCGTAGCCGTAGGAGGAGCAGCCGTAGGAGAGGGCGGGCGCCTTGAGGCGGAGTCGTGATGGGCTCCAGTCAAGCTGCACCTCCCGCACCAGCTCCGGCACGAAAGGCGTGATCATGCCTTGGGCGGCTTGTTCGCGGATCCAGCGGTCGTTTTTCGGCATGGGTGGGTCTCGGTGTGTGAGGGGAGTACAAGTGGGGGTAGTGGGGGCGGTGGTGATCATGGCCGCACGGATCTCCGCTGCGGTCCAGACCATCCCCTCCAGCGCATCGATCACGGCCGCCAGATCAGCGCCTGGCGGCAGGGCACGCAGGGCAGCGGCGAGGCAGGCATAGATGGGCTCCACAAGGGGGACGGTGCGCTCGTAGCGGTCGCTGTAGGCGGCGACCATGGCGGCGGCGATTTCGGCGGGGGTCATGGCTGGGCATCCTCAGCAGCGGGCACCGACCGGCGGAGGAAGATCAG